ATATATGCCTTTGCTTTAAGATATTGAATATAATACAATAAATCTAGTTGTATAATATTCTACATTTAAGGATTTTACTACTGCAATATGGAATCTAGATTACAGAACTGGGCGTGGTATGTATCTTATGGGGTAATTGGCCCACAAGTAGAAACAACTTGTCGCTCATTTGAGAAAAACTATATTCCAGAGTTAGGTAATCTATACGCAGAAGCAGAGCCGCATTATGAGCCTGACCATGCAGACGGTGATTTAATTGAGCAAGCCATTAAAGGTTTGCCCCTAAACTTACGACAAGCCCTTAAACTAAGGTATGTCAGCCATCCTTATGCCTCCATTAACCAGCTTGCTAATGCAGCCAGAACAACAGTACACAAAATAGAAGCAGATTTATTAAATGCAAAAAAAAGACTCCAGCACGAACTGGACAGAAAAGCCAAGTCAAATCACTATAAGAGCTTGCTCAAGATGCAAGATCAGCAAATCGACTAAAGATGGCGAAATGGAGATATACGGCAATGGTATATACCAGCGCTTTGTTTGCCTGTCTTGTAGGAATGTAAAAACAGATTTATAATTGTGCTAGGAAACCTTTGCCCAAATTTTGCGAGAGCTTAAATGAACCCTGAGAAAACTACGATTATGATCGGTCTGCTGGGCGATAAGCCTAAAATGGGCATGAAAGAAGAAGGCGGCCTGTTGGCAGAGGACAAAAGCTCCTGCCCATTATCTACAATGGATGCCGACATCAACAAGGGCAACATGAAAAAAGCCGTACTTACTGCCAGCTACGGAGAAGTAGAAGATGGCGAAGGTAAGTGCAAAGCCTGCGAATACTACAATACTGACCTTTCAGACTGTGGCGTAAAGAAAGGCAACGGCCATTGCGATATATTTGATTTTGTATGTAGCGACAACAACGGCTGTATGGCATTTTGCCCAATGGGTGACGAAGAAGAAGAAATGGAGATGGAAGATGAAGAATAGTCTTTACGGAAACATCGCAGCCAAAAGAAAACGCATAGCCGAAGGATCAGGCGAGAAGATGCGTAAGCCTGGCACAAAAGGCGCACCAACTGCCAGCGCATTTAAAGCAGCAGCCAAAACAGCAAAACCAGTCAAAAAGTGAGATTAGGGGTAATAATCCCATATCGAGATAGAGAGCAGCATCTAGCTAAGATGTTGCCTCATACAGTTAGTTATTTCCGCAGAAACACCAATATAGAGCCTTTATTCTGCATAGCAGAGCAGGTAGACGATAGCCCATTTAATCGTGGCGCAATCATAAACCATGCCTACGCAGCTATCGTTGGGATGGTGGATTATGTCTGTTTCCACGATGTAGACTATATGCCCATGTGGGCAGATTACTCAGAACCTAGTTTGCCAAGCCGCATTATTTGGCATGGCATGGACACAAGGCCAGTAGGACACGGCACAGATCGAGCAGTAAAAGCCCAGCGTTACGGTCTGGCGGCAGTAGCGCTAATGAAGAAGTGGCACTTTGAAGCCTGTAACGGATACTCCAATACTTATTGGGGATGGGGCTACGAGGACACAGACCTCGCTAAGAGGCTCAAATCAGTCGGTCTGCCACTAGGGTATAGGGATGGTACTTTTATCGCCTTAGATCACGATTCAAACGGTTACGATGCCAACGGAGAAACCGAGGCAAGTAAAGCAAACGCTAAACGCTTTGAGTCTAGGGTTTACCCTAATATGGTAGATGGACTAGCAACGCTAAACGCAACTGTTGTTTCTATACAACAACACATGGCTAGAGGAATGGCAGAAGGCGAAGAAGCTCCGTTAATTTGGTGTAAATACGACCTAAAGGAAATGTATGAAGATGTCTAAGTCAGAAAAGAAAATTGGCAAAGTAATGGGCGAATACAAAGCCGGAAAGCTAAAGTCAAGCTCTGGCAAGAAAGTTAGTAATCCTAAACAAGCCATTGCCATTGCAATGTCGGAGGCTGGCAAGTCAATGCGAGTCAAGAAGTGAAAGTCCGAGAGGCTGCTGGCATCCTAGAACGCATGGGCGTTGCTGGGTACAACAAGCCTAAGCGCACACCGAACCATCCTACTAAAAGCCATGTAGTCGTGGCTAAAGAGGGCGATCAGGTAAAGACCATTCGATTCGGTCAGCAAGGCGTAAGCGGTAGCCCAGCCAAAGAAGGCGAATCAATGGCTAACAAAGCCAGGCGCAAGAGCTTTAAAGCAAGACACGCTAAGAACATAGCCAAGGGCAAGATGAGCGCAGCTTTTTGGGCAAATAAGGTAAAATGGTAAAACTGTTGTAGAATAGCTACATCATCAACCATCAACCCAAAGGGAATGGCATGGAAAACGCTAAAGAAAACAATAATGTAGAAGTTGCACCAACTAATAAGGGTGGTGCGCCAATAGGCAATCAGAATGGCAAGAAGGGTAAGCTCTTTTATGACGCTCTGCGTGTAGCCCTAGTGCAAGAAGATCGCAAGAAACTACGCAAGATAACCGAAAAGCTAATAGAAGCCGCAGAGAATGGCGATGCTTGGGCAGTCAAAGAGATTATGGATCGGATGGATGGCAAGCCAGTTAATACTACTGAACTAAGCGGTGTAGACGGTGGCATACTAAAAATGGCGGTAACTTGGGAGAAGTAGACTACGCAGACGATGAGATACAGCGAGTCGTTATTCCCTACAAGCCTAGAGAGCCTCAGTTAAAAATCCATGAGGCGATGGATGAACACCGTTTTGTAGTAGGTGTAGCACATCGAAGGATGGGTAAAACAGTAGCGGCACTTAACCAACTTATCAAAGCTGCTCTTGAAAATGACCAACAAGCCCCAAGATACGCTTATATAGCACCTACCTATGGGCAGGCTAAACGAGTGGCATGGGATTACCTTACGCACTTTGTAAGGCCGCTAGATGCGGTAGCGAATATAGCTGAGTTAAGGGTGGACTTTTTAGGCCGCAGGATTCAGTTATATGGATCAGATAACCCAGACAGTTTGCGTGGTCAGTATTTTGATGGCGTAGTGCTTGACGAAATTGGCGATCAAAACCCTAAAATATGGAACGAGATCATCCGGCCATCTTTAGCAGATAGAAAGGGCTGGTGCTTGTTTATCGGCACACCCAAAGGCAACAATCACTTTAAAGATTTGTTTGACCGATCAAGCAAAGAAACAGGCTGGGCAGCATTAGAGTTTAAAGCTAGTGAAACCAAGATTATAGATGTAGAAGAATTAGATGCAGCCCGCAAAGAGATGGGCGATGATAAGTACAACCAAGAGTTTGAGTGCAGTTTTAACGCAGCAGTAGAAGGCAGCTACTACGGCAAATTGATAAACGACCTAGAAGAAAATGGTCGGATGTGCGCTATTGATAGAGATGATCTATGCCGTACTTATGTAGCCTGGGACTTAGGAATCGGGGACTCGACTGCCATTTTTGTAATGCAGGTTGCCGGTCAAGAGTTCAGAGTAATGGATCATGTTGAAAATCATGGGCAAGGCTTGGATTGGTATGTAGAATGGCTAAAAGAAAACAACTGGCATAAGGCCGAGCAACTCCTACCGCACGATGTGGAAGTCAGAGAGCTAGGCACAGGCAAGAGCAGAATAGAAGTGCTAAGAGAGGCTGGCTTGGACTGTAAGGTTTTGCCAAGGCTTGCAGTAGATGACGGCATACAAGCAGTCAGAAGGCTATTGCCTAAGTGTTGGTTCAATATGCCAAAGGTAAAGCAGGGTTTAGATTGCCTACGAAACTATAGGCGAGAATACGATGAAAAGCGTAATGTGTTTTACGATAAGCCACTTCATAACTGGGCATCGCACTCTAGCGATTCCTTCCGGTATTTGGCATTAGGCTTAGAGCAAACAAATACATGGGCGCAGCCATTAAAAATTAACGCAAACTGGATAGTTTAAATATGGATGACAACAAGCTAAAAGGTATTCTAGATGCAGAGATTGATAACTCAATCGGCTATGTAGATACCGAAACAACCGAAGCTCGTAGAAAGGCACTCACCTACTACAATCGTGAGGCATACGGCAACGAGGTAGAAGGCCGTTCATCCATTGTTACAGGCGAAGTAGCTGAAGTCGTTGATGGTGCATTGCCACAACTGTTGCGTATCTTTACCCAATCAGACGAGTTATGCCGCTTTGAGCCTAAAGGCCCAGGCGATGAGGAAGGCGCTAAACAAGCTACGGAATATTGCAATCTAGTCTTTTTCCAAGACAACGATGGCGTAATCCTAATGCACAACTGGTTTAAAGACGCTCTCTTGCAAAAGAACGGTATCGTTAAATACTGGTGGGAAGATAGCGCAGATCCTACAAAAGAGAAGTACAAAGATTTGTCGGCAGAAGAACTACAGTTGTTGTTTTCAGACAACACAATGGAGTTAGTAAGCCAGGATATGAAGGAAGTATCGCCAGAGGTGCTTGATCCGATTAGCGGCATGATTATCCCTGCGACATTCTCTTACGATGTAGTGGTAATGAAAAAGAAAGAGTCTGGCCGAGTTAAGGTAAGTAATGTGCCGCCAGAGGAGTTCTTAATTTCTAAGCGTGATAAGACGATTAAAGACGCACGATTTGTAGCGCATCGAGTAAATATGACTCGCTCGGACTTGATTGCTGCTGGCTACGATAAAGACATTGTAGATAACCTGCCTGCATACTCAGACTTGACATACACGCCTGAGCGCATTGCTCGATTTGATCGTGGCGAGATGCCGGATGAAACGCAATCCTTAGACTTCTCGATGCAAGACATTGAGGTGTTTGAGTGCTATATCCGCACCGATTACGATGAGGATGGTATTGCCGAGTTGCGTAAGATTACTTATGCTGGCTCAGAGATCCTAGATAACGAGGAAGTAGATCACATTCCATTCGCTAGCGTTTGCCCAATCCCAATGCCCCATAAGTTCTTTGGGCAGAGTTTGGCAGACCGCAGCATGGACATTCAGTTGATTAAGTCTACGATTACCCGTCAGATTTTGGACAATATGTACCTGACCAATATGCCTCGTATGACGGCTATTGACGGCCAA